TATTAAGATAATCAATGAAAATAATATCAGGTACAAAAGACTTTTTAAGGTTAAGTTCGTTAAGTAAAGTCCTAAAGTGCGTAGCCGAGGCAGATGCAGTTGGGTACTCTTTGATGATAAGTTTTCCCACAGTCTTTTCACGGAGTTTTTGAATTCGTTTATCATATAATTCCTTGGACAAATTTGTTAGTTCGTCCATAGTCACATTCAACAAGTTTGCATCTATGCGTTCGGCGATTCTTTCTTCCGACATTTCCATTGTGATATACAAAACATTTTTGCCTTGTGACATACAGCCAGCGGCCACATGACACATAAACAGAGACTTACCCACACCAGTCCCAGCCAAAGCAATGTTAAGTGTTTTAGCAGGTAGTCCACCTTTTGTAATCTTGTTAAAGAACTCCAAGTCGAATGGAATTCTTTCTTCATGTCTGTGATAGAAGTCAAATCGTTCGTCTGAATTCTCCAAATAGTCGTGGCCAACTGAACTATCAAAAGATATGGCTAACGCATCCGATAGTAATTTTGGGATTGCACCCTTGTCGTTAGTCTTGTCTTTGCCGTCAAGGATAGAAATTGAGCCAAGAACAGCATTGTATATTGCTTTTTCTTGGCAGAATTGTTCGGTTTTATCAACGAGCCACTCAATTTTAGATTCTTCCGATTTAGCTGAAACAATCTCTCTGAGATTAGATTCACACTGTTCCACTTCTTCATCTGTAAGATTTCGTTTCTCTTTGATGGCCAGTCCAATTGCTTCAATAGTCGGTGTGCTATTGTAGTCCTGAACGAACTTGGACACCTCTGTAAATATAGTGCGGTCAACTCTGTCCGTGAAATACTCACTTTTGAGAAAGGGTAGGACTTTGCGTAGGTATTCCTCATTGTAAATAAGATTCTTTAGAATCGTCTGTTCCAGTTTCATCAATAATTTCCTGTTCAATATTGTTGGACATTAATTGTACCAACAGGTCACCAATATAGTTTTTGAAGTCGATATCTTTCTCCAACTTCTTTGGTTTCATAACTGGTGATTCTATCACATCATACGCAAAAAGTAAATAGACCTGCTCATCTTCTTCTTTAAATTTAACTTTACCATATTTGTAAATGGTATCCTTGTAGTTGCCGGTCAGAAACTTGATATGCACACTTTCTTTTGTATCTTTTGGATAAATGAAACAGTAGTCAATGCCTTCAATCAGTTCCATTTGTAGTCTCCACAGCAAATGCTTCATCAATATCATCTGCAAGGATTTCTGTGGATGCCACACGATACTTGCTCTCAACGAATTGTTGGAATGATTTGTTCTTTAGTATTGGTATCCAGAATGCTGATGTGTTGGTTTCTTTTTCACGGTATTTCTTTTCTTCTACCACACCATCTTCATCAACACGCTGATACCAACCATTGGATGGTTTAATTACATGTTTAGATTCAAGTGCAAGGTCAAGTAAGCCAGACCACTTGCTAATGCCACCGTCATGCAATACAGTAACAGGGATTTTAGATTTTTCACGGACATATCTTGATTTTTCCACATTGATGACAAAGTTGTAACCAACAATTTCAGTACCTTCTTTTTCTTGTTGACGGCCGATAATGAAAATGTTATCAGCAGAGTAATATGAACCAGTACCACCACCAACGATATCTTTGGGGAACATACCGATTTCTTTGTATGTGTGATTGACAACAATCATTGGAATGTCTTTCAAAGACAAGTGTGGTGTTACCATACGGAACAAAGACTTCACTTGTTTAGCACGAGACATATCAGCAACTGATTTGCCATCCAAGGCATCATCAACTTCTTTCTTTGATGCTAAGTTGCCGATAGAATCAATAACGATAATCAATCTGTCACCACGTTCAAGATTGGTCAGTTGTGACATTACATCAAACTTCAACTGCTCAATATCTGTAAGAGGAGTATGCAACACACGATTTGTATCAATACCGAATGAGTCAAAATAGGACTGAGGAGTGCCAAACTCAGAATCGTAGAATAAAAGCGCAGCATCTTCATATTTGTCCATGTATGATTTGGCCATCAATAAAGAGAATGCTGTCTTAAAGTGTTTGGATGGTCCTGCCCACATTGTAAGACCTGGTGTTAGACCACCATCTAGTTTACCTGACAGTGCAATGTTAACTGCTGGTACTGCCGTTGGAATCATGTCCTTATCTGTAAAGAACTTTGATTTGGATAGAATAGCGGATTCTTTGATGCTACTATTCTTTTTAATTTTGTCAAGAATGCTCATTTATTTTCCTTTTCACGAAACGAATATGGTTCATCATAGTCATACTTAGGTTCAAGTTTCTTAGTTACTATTGGTGGCATAGTTTCACCAGTAACTTCATCAAGCACAATCATATTGTCTTTTTCAATTTCAATAGTATTGTGTTTTGTTTCTTCTTCGGTTAATGTTACCTCTTCCACCTTTTCAGGTATGTAAGGCATTGGTTTCAAATTCTCAAAGTGTTTGAATGGTTGTTTTAGATACGCATGTTTATCTGTATCTTTGGCTGCATCGACCATCAAATCATACATTTCATCTTGTGTGATGTTTACTTCAGGTTCTCTGACCAGTTCTGTTGGTTGACCTTTCATAAAATCGTCCCATACTTTGTTTCGTACAGGTTTTTTCTCTGTCATTGACATATTGGCTGCAATCAATAACAATACTGCCAACGGATCAAATACAACCATAATCAACATAATAACAAGGCGAACGGCCTTATCAATAATGTCTGCTTCACCAGAACCGTAAACTAGTTCGGCCACGTATTTAATTGGGCCGAAATCGCTTTCCACTTTCTGTAACTCATTCTGTAACGGGAACTTTTCTTCAGTGAGTTGAGAAATTGTTTTCTGGTAGGCTTCGTTCTCAGCCTGTATTCGACTGCGTTCCTTTTGTTGCGACCTTCGTATGACCACGGAGTTAGCGATACCTTTTTCATCGCTGCTGCGGCCCATAGTTTGGTCGACCATCTCATCCATCTGTTTAATAATCTTGCGGTTATCATCTAAATTTCCTTTTGCAACTTTAATCTTTTCATCAAGTAATTGCACCTTGGCAGCCAATGGTGCTGTATCAGCAGAATGTTCCAAGTGTGCCTTTGACAAATAACCAAAGATACCCATACTGGTAATCAACATCAGAATAACCGATGCTGCCGTTAGGTATACTTTCATACCAATATGCGCTTCTTTCCAGTTCCTATACAACCAAGATACCGTTACGAGTTTGGCACCTTCAAGTACCGAACCCATAATGATAATTGGCCAGAATGAACCTGGAAAGATTGCTGCCAATCCAATAACTGAATAGTAAGCTGCAACACCAGACAAAGCCAGTGCTGTCAGAAATGTTAATAGTGTCATCCGAAAAAGTCTTCCAAAGAATTAGTTTTTTCTGTTTTCCAACCCATACAGTTTAAAATAACCTTAATTGGTTCCAGAAACGCTTTATCGAATTGTACATCATAATCAATAACCTCGTCAAGCCCAAATTCTTTAGGAATTCTGGATGGGAAAGATACCACATCTTCTTTGAAATGATTTGGTAGTTTCAAGTAGGTAAACTTAATCTTTTCACCTTCTTGTATTTTTGGATATTTCTTTTCTAAACCCATCAGTTTTAGATGGTGGTTATACATGATGGCACCACGCACATGGATTGGTGTGCCTTTTTTGTACAATGTTACCGAATCGGAATAATTATTTAAGCCATTCAGTCCACGAGGAAAAGATATTTCTTCCGGTGGTAATGTCTTAAATTCTTTTCTAAATTCGGCAATAAAGTCCTGCACATCAGATTCAGTGCCAGTCATCATCAGTTTAACAGATTTCCACATCTTTTCACGGATGGCAGATGGTGTTGATGACTTAATCATTTCCAAACCCATGACTTTAATCTTAGGTTCGGCATATTGCACACCTTCGTTGTTATACACATTTAGAATGTAACGCTTCTTGGCAGTCCATACACCTTTGTCGGACAAACCTTCACGTTTCATTTGCATCTTTTGAGCATAAGCGTTAACGTACTGAGCAAGTTCAGTGTAAGCCTTATCAATAAAAGGTTGAAGTTTATCCTCGCAGATTTTATCCATGATGGTGATAATCCGAGAAGTATCAGATTGGTCTTGAACAAACTTGTCCATAAGAGGACCAAGCTTAAGATAGATTGAGTCAGTATCAGACGCAATAACATAATCAACTCCTTCTGTACCAACCAATTTGTTCATGTATTCATTTATTTTGCCTTCAATCCAACGAATCGAGAGCTGGCCTGCTGTAGTGACTCCCAGAGCCATGCGTAGGTCATAAAACCTAAAATACTGGCTTCCCAAAGCACCGTAGGCGGAATTAAGTGATACCTTCTTTGCGAGTTGTAGGTTGTCGTATCTTGCGATTCGTTTTTCAATGTCGTATTTTTTGCTTGTGTCTTTTTCATTTTCATATTCCTGTTTTGCCTGAAGCATTAACTTCTTAAACTTCTTACGGTCTTCATACATTTCTTCCATCATCTTAGGCAAGAAACCTTGCATGTCGGTACGGAAGAATTGGCCGTTTGGTGTAATAGTCACACCATCTAGGTTTGATAAATCAACGGTCTTAGACAACAATTTATCAACACTTACACCTTGTGAAAGAATATCACGCATTTCTTGTGTGTAATTTTCTGGTTCAATCAATGTTTCTGGACTGATGTTGTATTGCATCATCAAGTGTGGATACAAACTGTTCAAGTCAAACGATGCAACCCATCTGTGAGCACCAACTTGTGGTTCTTTCACATATGCGCCTTCAAATGCCGAATCTTTATCCTGCACTTCACGGGGTGGTACAATGATGCCTTTGTTGAACAGATAGGAATAAGTCATTGAATCCCACATACGGGTCTGTGCAAACACATCTTCATAGTTACACTTGGTATCATATGCCAAGGTGAGTGCCAGTTCTAACAACTTCAACTTATCTTCCAACTTCAAAATCAACTTAACGTCTTTGATGTTGTATTCAATAAATTTCTGATAGTTCAAACGATACAGTTGGTGTAGGTTATCATACTCATCATATGAAATCTTACCTTCACCGAGTTCCACTTGTGCAATGTTATCCAAACGATAAGATTCTTGTGACTTACCACCTGGCGCATACCATTTGTAGAGTTCAATATAATCAAGTGATTCGACACCAACAAAACCATACGCAATCATCTGTCTACCATTAATAATAGTCTTGCGTTCTGTAATGAAATTCCATGGTGACAACTTCTTGGTCAAATCTTCACCAAGAATTTTACGAAAACGATTTACAAGATAGGGAATATCAAAGAACTTGGTGTTCCAGCCGGTGATAACATCAGGACATTTTTGAATCCATAGTTCCAAGAATTGTTTGCAAAGTGAATATTCATCTTTACACTTCACATAAATCTCATCACCTTGAGTAACATAATCACCACAACCAAACACATATGTTGGTCCGTTTAGATATGTGATTGCAATGGCTGTAATTGGTTCATTCGCTTGATATGGATCAGGGAAACCATTTTCAGAACCAACCTCAATATCGACAATACCGATAGAGATTTTTTCCATGTCCCATTCAATCATGTCTGGATGTTGGTCTGCAATAAATGCATACGCATATCTGGTGTTGCCGTAAATCTTAGGCATACCAGGAATGCCATCATACTTTTTGAAGAAGTCTTTTGCTTCGTTGATATCGTCAAATTTTTTGCGTTCTAACGGTGTGCCATCTAAAGATTTGTATTGTGTGGTTTTCTTTGTCGGTATGTATAAAGACGGTGAATAGTCGATGCGCTGTTTGACACGCTTACCGTC